GACTTCCAGAGATGGAAGTCCTTTTTCGTTGTATCTCAATTTTTCTGCAGCAACCGGAGCCAGGAAAAGAAATTGTAATACATTTCAAAATGTATCTCACAAATCAAAGCCGGTTTTCCTGATCAGCGCCGCAGCCATTTAATATTGAGATACATTACACATGAATCAAAGAAGCGCGAAGCGAACAATTGACCTTATAAAAAAGATTTGCTTCAAATTCTGACTTTGACCAGAAGTAGCAAAAACCATCCACAGGATCAACGACTACATATTCATCCAATGTTATAGTAAATTCTTTTATATCCATAATTCCTCCTTAATACCCAGCCTGAAAAAATGCTGGATCTAATCTGTATATATCGCTGTGCAACATCTTAGCTTGTTGGGCGAGATGTAAATACATTTTAGTTGTTGCATAATCACTATGTCCCAACATCATGCGCAAAAATTCCAAATTGCCGCCACCAATAATAAAAGACGTTGCAAATGTGTGCCGAAGCAGATGCGGATGCAACCGATCTATACCGGATCGCTTTTTTAATCTGGCAAAAACCATTTTCACAGACGTTTCTGTTATTGGTTCAGTTGTTCCAACCTGAGCAAACACCGGAAAATCATCTTCCGGAGTGTAAGCCCGGTATTTGATCAAATAATGGTAAAGCATCCGTTTTAATTTAGGACAAAGAAACACTGTCCGGAACTTATCCCCTTTACCTTTAATTGTCAGGTAATTGAGTTTGAAATTGATTCCCTTAAATGTAAGAGACACAACATCACCGAGACGGAAACCAGCATCCAGCATCAAATGGATAATGCAAAGGTTACGAAGTCCGGATTCTGTTTTATTATTATAACAACCGTCAATTTCATCAACTTCCCATTGCGTAAGAGGAAGCACCGGAGCATTGTCTTTTTTCAGAAATTTTACTTTCCGCAAAACATCAGCAGAACAGTACCCTTCATCAATGCAATAGTTTAAAAACACCTTTGCGGCTCTGAAATAAGTATTGATAGAAGTATTTTTACAACCGGTTCCCCGGAGCTGGGAGAGATATGCAAGCACCAACTCCCGGGAAATTACATCACACTCGATCAGATCGGGCGCTGATCCAATCTGATCAGACAGAAAATCAACAAATTTCTGCACATTAAATCGATAATATACAATAGACTGTTCAGAGCAATATGCTTCATGATCCACTAAAAATAAATTGTAAGCTATCTGTACATTCATAAAAACCCTCCTTATTTGGAGATATACCATCACTTTGCAACATACGCCTTTACTTTTCGGCTTTTTCATGTTATAACAAAGCTAAGAGTTGAAAATTATATCTCCGGTATCTTTATCAATAATCATAAGGTTACTGGAACGCTTAACAGCATTTTTCATTGTGTCCGCTAATTCATCCGAATTGAATTGGCGGATTTTCTTTGTTTTAAAACGAATTGCATCTTCAACATCATTATCGTTTAGCATACAAAGCGCCTCAATACAATCCCTCAAAGGATCATCACTATTAATACCACGGGTATAAATACCATATGTTATAGCAGATTTAACAGCGCGAGCTTTCACAACTTCACTATTCAGTTTTCTTGTATACGTTCTAACAAGTGATTTCTGATCATCCGGTATAAATGCATCCGTAAGTTTACAGCTGCGGAGTGCTTTCCAGAAAGGACACAAATCACGGCGAGATTTATTTGAATCATTTTTTCCGGGTTCATGGGGTTCAACTAACCGTAAAACTTTACTTGTAAGATAATCACAAATGAGTTTCCAATTGTCAAAATAATCATAAACACGTTTTCCCTCTCCCTTAGACGAATTATCAAAGAAAGGTAAAAGTTCATATGTTTTTGTATGTTTCCTCATTGTCTGGAACTCCACATTCATAATCAAATTAACAGGCGGAGTAAGCAGATCAGCTAGCTTATGAAGTGAATCCGGCGAAATATCTTCTTTTTTTGTTAAAATCCTGCGGCATTTCTCAACATAATGTTTTTGACGTCCAAATTCTGCATAATACTGCAATCGACCATAATCTAAAGCTTTCCAACTGTGTTTTAAAAATGCATACTCATAACAATACATATCATATCTGTTAATAAGTCCATTGAACAACCAAACTTTAAAAAACCATGGTTTATAACCTTTTTCAACTACTTCCTTTGATTTCAAATAAATTCGAATAAAAATTTTATCAGATCGCTTTCCGATAGCAAGATAATCAATCTCAAAATCTTCTGATCCCTTTTTGGAAGTATGTAATAATGCATCTTTAAAACGATCCACACGCATTTTATAGAAGTTTTCCGGACTGAAAAACTTTTCCGGGTTTTTTAAATAGTTAGAGTGCCAACAATAGTCCACACGGTTCTCCTGGACAAAATCAATTTCAAGTCCAAAATAATCTGCAATCGATTTTACATACTCATAAGAACGTTCATAAGCTATATGAACCCCATACATCCAAAGCATATAACTACGAATCTGCACCACACATTCACAGGTTACTGAATCACCATTATCAGAAGAGTGCGGAACTTTTGGAGCGAAAAAGATATCAAATAACTCCGGACATTCCAAACAAATGTTGTACCATCCGGCGTAACTAAAAGGTTTGTAGTTCAAAGCACCAGGCAGACCATCAAAGAAAAAGGACACACCAGACGAATAGTCATTCAGTTTTTCCCATTCCTGACCAATCGCATCAAACTTCCTGCGGAAGCGTTTCACACTCAAGTCCTTAGAATCATTTGTAAAATCATTTTTGAACTTGACGGAATAATAAAATGTATCAATATTGTGAAGAAACTTTTTTTGCTTAAAATCAAACCAGTATGTATTTTCAACCTCATCAAACTCATTGTATATAAAAGATTTTTTAATATACAACTTGTCAATCAAAATAACCACCTCCATGTAAAAATATTTTTTCGTAGAATTGCAATTCTACGAAATTGCATAAATGGGTTCAAAGTCAGTATTCATCAGAGTTTAGCAGGAATTAGTTGTGTATTTTCAGACCACGTATTACAGCCCCGTGGTCACACCCCGGGCAAGCCGCGCCGCGGGTCCCCCTCGATCCCCCGCGTCACAGCTTACCCGGGGCGTGCCGGTCCTCATATGTATCTCAAAAATTTTTCCTGGTGCCGGAAACTGCCGGAAAAATGAGATACACAAAATAAATCAAGACAACTGTTTCTGATCTGGTGCGGAGAAAAGAGCATAAGTATCATAGATCCCACTATAACGTTTCTTGAACATAAAAAACTCAGATCCGACCTTTTGCTTCATCGGGTACCAGACTTTCACAGCCACGAAGAGTTTACCACCAAAGAGCAGAGAAAAGATCTTACCGGCCACACCAAAATTAGAAACCTTCCTGTGAATCCATTCATATTCGATCAGGGAGCGGATCTGACGGTCAAGCATCCGGTCAAACTGCGCGACAAGGATAACTTCATAACCCAGTTTCCGGTGCTGGGTGAAAAATGCACACCATGCAGCGCGGTTTTTCTGTCCCCAGTCCCGGGCATTGAACATAATCTGGCACTCGTCTATGACCAACAAAATTTCTCCTTCTTTTACCCTGCGCCCGACATACTCGGAATAGTTTTTTGAAAAGTTAATAAGCCGATCAACCGTCAGATCGGAGTTATCTATGTACAGATAATGACCTTTCGGGTTCTGGATACAACTAAAATCCGTTTGAAAATTTCCGATAATCGGCGCATTTTTATATTTCATCCAATTTAAAAGGCGGGACGCAAGGTGCAGGGACTTTCCAGCACCCGGAGTCCCACTATATAAAGAAATCATGTTTTCCCCTTTCTGTATCTCAAATCTTTCTGCAGCAATAAAGCCAGGAAAAGAAATTGAGATACAATCTATTTAAGTGAATGGAATCCATTCACCAAGAATCTTCACACCGGAAATAGCAAACTGCGACACTACCCAAGGAACCACAGCAAGAAGCCATGCGCTGCCAATTGTCACAAAAGCGTCAACAGGCACGAAATAATTAATAGCTGCCAGATAGTCACTGACTTCCTCCGCCTGAATGAAAGCAAGGAAAGGACTCTCCGGAAGGATGCCACAAAGAAAACCAACTAGAACGATCACAACGACACCTGCTACAGATATGAAAAAAGGTCTAAGCATAGATACAGACATAAAAACACCCCCTAACCACCCATGCGTTGAACAAATGTTGTAAATTTAACAGTTAAGAAAAATAAGCCGATGATAAAAAAAATAGTCATTCCCCAACGAAATATTTTAATATACTTCCAGTAATCGGACATATCGACTCTAACCACCCAGGTATAATTGACAGCTTTAAAAGTATACTTAAACTCAAACACAGGAGCTTTTTTATCCGCTTGCATGGACTTAATCAGCTCCATCATGTCCCAAGGAATGCAGAACGGAAAGAGACGCTTCCAATTTCCGGCTTTACCAGCAGTAGATGGAATATCCGGTTCAATCAGTTCTCCGGTGTCCGGGTCAATCAGCTTACCAGTATCGGGATCAATATCATATCCGGTATCTGGATCAATATAATGCCCGGTGTCAGGGTTAATCATTGGATTTTTAGATGGATCAGGATCTTTCCCCGGAACATCAGATTCGGTATCTTTTTCAGTGTCTTTTTCAGTGTCTTTCTCCGTAGAATCCGGCTTTTTAAATGGAATAATAGGTATAACTACCGGAAGTTTGTCTTTATCGTTGTCTTTCTTCTTTTTTTCCTTATCGTCCTTGTTATCATTATCTAAGTTGTAACGAGTATTCCACGCATCCTCTTCCGCATCTGTTGTTGCTTTATCATTCACGATATCTTTCCATATATCCCAGTTGGTCTTATAGCCGACACCCGGAACATATACCGTGTTATCATCCACGGTTTTAACTTTAGCATAGTTATTTAAAGACGCACCATCAGCACCAACAAAAGCACCGCCTTTAACAATCCAAGATGTTACACCATATATACAACCAGAATATTTATGACAAGACTTACTATAAGGCTGAACCCAAACTTGAGAAAAACCCGGCAAAACTTCATTACCCTTAGAATCTAAAACATAAATATAACCAGATTTAGACAAATAAAGATTTGAAGAATCGCAAAAAACTATATATCGCCCCGCTGAATCAATAGCGATATTCAAAACCGAACCGGAAAATACAGATTGAGCAACCGATTCCAAATAGTCAATATCTTCAAAATCAGATGATGCATCTGTCAATGTTAAAAGTTGGTTATAAACAGATTTTATAGATGATGTATCAAATTGGTTAACTGGCTTACCTGTATCAGACGCAAAAGTTGGCAGAACCTTAGCCAACAACTCCGACAGCTTTTCCGACATTTTTGCCCCGGCACTTGTAACCGTATTAGGAAGATTTTTCAATTCATCAAAAACAGTTTTATTGACTACCTCGACAGGAAGCGCAGCAACCTTTGCTTTATTTTCCACCCATGTACAGAAGTTATCCCATACCTGTTTACCAGATACACGGTCAGACTTTGTGTAATAATCATCTTTCAAACCAAAATCCATTCCAGTTTCCGCAAAGAGTCCGCTCATAAGATCAAAATATGTATAGTAAAAATATTCCTCAAGCCCGGTAGCGTAAGCGTTCTGGTAGCTGGTAAAAATAACAGATACCATAATACCAACCGCAACCAGTACAGGAAGGGTATGCATGCGGCAGAACTTCCGGACACGCTGGAAGCGGTTTATGAACTTACGAAAATCAATTTTTTTCCTTTTTCTGAATCTAGTCATGGATATTCCCTTTCCATGTATCTCAAGTCTTTCTGCAGATCATCCGGATCAGCGCCGCAGCCATTCAACATTGAGATACAAAAAAGGGCAAGGGCTCGAACCCTTACCCTCTCATGAGTGATACTATTTTAATTCGCAAACCAAAAAACACCGAGACCGAAAGGCTAAGCCTGAGCGGTCAGCTTCTTAAAGACCTTAATGCCGATCGTAACAGCAAGAACTGTTCCGATGATAACCAGCGCATAAGGAACAGCTGCGGTTACCATATCAGTCGCACCGGTCTGAACCTGTTTAAAGGCTGACGCCATGCTAGTCTGGATACCAGAAAGATCCATTGTTGGTGCTGTTGCCAATATTGTTGTCATAAGACACTCCTTTCTGATGGTCTATGCCATCTTAAAAAATTTAGTAAACGCGAAAATCGCGTAGCCAATCGCCCATGCGATAAAGCCCAATGTAAAACCAAGTGCTATTCCAACCAAGAGAGAACCTACATAACTGCCGAAAAGATAATTTGAAAAAATCATACGCACCTCTCAATCCCACTTCCGGGAAAGAATCGAAAAGAACAAAAGTCCTGCAATTATCCCGAGAGCAAATAACACTACAAAACTATATGTCATATCCTGCGACTGTTCCGGCTGGGTATCGTCTACCACCTGTGTAGATTCTTCTACTTCCGGAGTATCTTCCGGGGCATCATCCGGAAAATGATCTTCCGGAAGTGCTGCTTCAGTCGAATCAACAGTTGCAAGGATATATTCAAACCCGTTATGACGGGCTATAACTAACATTACTTGTCACCCTTGCCGTTACCGTTTCCGCCATCTTTCAGCGAAATAACAGCAGCGTCAACAAAGTCCACATCCACCAGTTTAAGGACTGGCTTTCCATCACTGCCGACAGTCATTTCAAAAGTGCCGTCATAAATACCAGGCACGTAGCTGACTTTATGTAACTTGTCCTCCGAAAGAAATGACTTACCGCGTCTGGTTCCGGATACTCCGTCAGCGGAAACGGTAGGTTCTACCTGCTCCCCGTGTTCGCCGTAAAAAAGAAACTCCATGGATACACCCTTGACAGCATCCCTTGTTTCAGTTGCTTTCATGTCTACAAGTCCCGAGTAATACAGAAAAATTCTAAATTTATTCATTGTCAATCTCCTCGTATAATAAGTGTATAGCCAGTAGAAACGATGGTTATGCACTTATTCTTTCTATAGATTTATAGATGATCTGA